AGGCATGCTTATGCATAAGGTCAGCGATTTTCTTGTCAGCCGGCGTGCTATCATCCATGTACACCTTGCCTTTGAACACGCCGCAGTCGATGGCGAGTCCAAAGTTGTGCATGCTTGAGCCGGGCTTGGCGTTAGTCACCTTTGGTCCCGGTGCAGTGCGCCCCTTGGCGTACAGTGCAGCCTGCTGATCCCAACTGCGGGTGCCACAGATGATCTTGTAGTCCAAGCCTTCCTTGGCCACCAGTTCCTTGGCATCGATAATGAAGGCCACAAAGGCATCCTTAACCTCTGGAAGCAGCGTCTCTAGATGTTTAGCGGATCGTTCGTCAATCATTTGCGGAGCAGTTTGTGAATCTTGGCCAAGGTGTAGAGTATCGCGACAACGCCACCAGCAATGCGGACCGTCTGTTCAATCTCAGATAGAGACAGAGCCATAGCAGCAAAATTGACTCCAAAGACGGAGCCAATCTCCTTAAGATCTTCGAGCATTTCGCTTGGGCTTTCCATTGGTCTTAGGGGCTGATGGTTTAGCTGCGGGTTTAGCTGGCTCGGAAAGTGAACTGAACCAGGATAGCCAGACGTAGTTGCAGGCTACACCGATGTTCAGTATGAATTCTGTGAGTGGTGGCTCTTGGTGTGCAAAGATGTTAGCTACGGACCCGCAAATCGTCACTGTCGTCGCAAGCTTACAAAGATAAGAGGCGTACTTGTGCCTGTAAATGGCGCTGTCCTCATGGCCGAATACTTTCAGCCACAAGTGAATTGCCGAAATAGCCAGAACACTATTTGCGCAGGCGTTTAGTAGGACTATTGGGCTTAATGTCATGACTAGATAAAAGCTTCTCTGAAAGGTTCTCTACGGCCCTAAGTCCGCAAAAGCCCAACAAGAACCCGGCTGCGTAGCCGTACTGAGGCTCACCGTCGAGATGTGCAACCTTAAGCAGAAGTGGCGTAACGTAGTTGGCTGACGCTGCTCCACCCACAAGTGATGCGATTGTACGGCCAAGGTTCTGGCCGGCCTGCTTGGAGGACATTAGGATCGCCCCGAACAAGCCAGCAATAGCAAGACCAATATCAATACCAGCATCTTTAAGGTTGATCATCTGTGTTGAGCTTGTTTGGCGACAGAAGTGGCATCAATCAACTCCAGTTCAAGTCGCTGGTATCGAGAGTCTGAATGCCATTTCTGCGCCACCTCGGCAGTGTACGTCTGTCCGGCTTGAAGCTCAAGTATTTCCTTGTTGGGTGGATACAAGTATCTTGCTGGAACGCGTGAACTGGTGACGCAACCTGTCAGCGAGAGCATCACGGCCACTGGCCCGAGCTTCAATAATCTGAGTTTCGACATCATCGCAGTACTTGGCTATGTCACGCTCCAGCTCCCAAGAGGCTCGCTTAGCCTTGATCTCCAGCCACAGGCGCAGGATTTGCAGCAGGTTTGGTATCATCTGATTCTTTACGGAAGACGTTGATCATGCCAATCAGTGCCAGCCCGGTCGTCAGGATGGCTTCTTGCATCTCTGGGTGTAGCTTGAGGCCAACGGCAGTCAGCAATGCAAACAACCCACGCCAGGTGGATGGTTCCTTTAGTCGTTCGAGTATGTACTTCATAAGATTATCGAGCTAGAGCGTACTTGCTGGGTACTTCTGCAAAGGCTGCAAAGATGTAGGTTCCGCCTGTGGCGTTAAAATCCACATACGATCCTCTTAATTTAAATCCATTGGATAATACATCTGGATCTGTTCCTAAGTTGCTTTCGACGCTAGCAGAATTTGGATAAAGCTGGTAATTTCCAGATAACCCATTTGCTGTTTTCCTAGACGTATCCCATACAAACCATCCAATTACACTACTAACATCCGTCCTCTTGATCATCACAAACCTTGGCCTAAACCCACAGAACACAAACGGCCCGTCAGCCAGTCCATTCCCCGTGTAGCTGCCAAAGCGGGAGAAGCCTGCGATCTCAGCGAAGCAGTAGGCGACGGTATTTTCGTTTAGCTTGTTTGTTCCAGAACTTGTTCCAACCGTAAATACAGATGAAGTTGGCTCCGTGTTATTCCATGAAACAATGTCTGTATTTGCCTGCCCTGGGGTGTTAAGCAAAATGTATTTTGTTGCCCCTAAGCTGGAATGATAGCATTCCCATGGCACCAATGTGTCTCTTCCCTTGCAGATAATTAAGGAAGGCTTTTTGCCAAGATTGTGAGCCACAGTGCGAGCCACTCCAGTGCCAGTATACGTCACCACATCTAACCCAGCAGTGACGCTTTCCCTCCACTGCCAAGCCACATACGAGTTCGCATTTGCATTGACCAGCGTCGTGTCTGTGCCAAGGCTAAAGCCGTCCGCGCCAAACGCCGTCAAGCTCTGTGCAAGCGTTGTCTCGCCTGTCGTCGTGTTGGACGAGAGATACTTCGTAGTTCCCCGTGTAGAGTCAAACAGCGCATGGTTCGTAGCGCCCGGTGTCCGCGACTTAATCCACACCAGATCCGGCTGGAACGACACACTGTTCACCGCATTCGACAGTGACCGTGCAGCAGCGTTGCCCGTGTAGGTCGTCGCCGCCATGAAGTTCGCACCATTCACAATCGACGGTGTCGGCAGGTTGTTCGTGTTGAGTGCGCGGAAGCCGGCGGGAGGCGTGTATGCGAAGGGGCGTTGGCCGAAGTTGACCCAAAGCGTTGAGCTTGAAACAGAATCTTGATCACCAAATACTGGGAAATATATATTTGACGCTAACCCGCTGTATGCCACACCTTGAGAGGCATTATTTTTATAAAATGTAAGACTTCCTAAATCAGCATCAAACGCAACTCCAATTATATCTCCTGCTGTATATGTTGCGCCATATGATGCAAAAACATTACTGTTTAATTTTTGACCACTATTAAGATATCCCCAGCTAAAAACATCAACCCCTACATGTGATGTTGATGGGCTATCATTTGTAGCTATTCCTAAGCTTCCAGATGTAAATGATGTGTATGAACATTCCCAATACCATTTTCCTGAAGAAATTCCAATTGTTCCAAACACCTTATTTGCAGATGATCCAACAACATAATTTAGTCCAGCGTCAGATATAATTCCAAATACGTTTCTCAACGGATTCAGCACCGCATAATTCCCCCTGCCGTTCCCGCCGTCAGCGTAGTTCACCGGGACATCAAGCATGCTGTCGTATGTTGCCCCAGCCGTCAGCGACACGTTGTTCACCGTCCAAGTGTTGCCATTCCCCGAGTTGTCCGTGCCCAGCGCCGCTACGGACGATGTGTTGCCAAACTTGAGGTAAAACCCGTTGGCGCCGTAGGTGCCGCTGTACGGCCTCGGTGCCCACACGCCGGTGGACGAGTCAATCGCGCCAAACGAGGCGGGTGTCAGTGCCTGGCCGTCGATGAAGTTGACGTCTGTGAGGTAGCCGTCGAATAAATAATTTGTTCCATCAAAATAACGACCAACAGAGCCAGAATTTCCAGATGCAACCATTCTGAATACTGTATTTATTCCTGGATATGTTGCTGTGCTAAATATTGTTATTTGAACACCATTAACATAAACACGAACGCGATTACTTGGAGTTGGTTGCGTTGTATCTACTTGAATAACAATATGATACCATGCAGATGCATCTCTAAATAATGCAGTTGTTATTAAACTGCAATTTGTTGAAGTTGGAAAATCATATACATGCAAAGCGTCAGAACTGAAAAGAATTCCGCCTCCATTATTATTTGCGCTAAAACCGTGCTGCAACCCTTGCGTTGCTGCAAAAGACCCACGTTTTACCCACGCAGACCATGTCCATGTTGTACCGCTTGTTGGCGTTCCTAATGTCCTGCTCAAGTAGGCAGACGCACTCGACCGAAACCGAAGTGACCTCGTAATGAAACTTGACCCGCCCCTGAGACTGCCTAGTAAGGATAACATAGAAGAGAACATAAATTACGTTGTTGCATCGCCACCAACGACCCACTGATTTGCCGCCACTTTGATTAGCGAAATGAGTGCGTATTGACCAGCGGTTTTTGTGCCGCTCCGGCTGATGATGGTCGTCGTCCCCGGTGTCACTGCACTCACCGTCACCTGACCCGCACCAAGCTGCATCACGAGGAGCTGCGTGCCGATAGGGAAGTCCACCGTTGCATCCGTTGGGATGGTAAGTGAGATTGCAGCGGCGTTGCTAGCCGTGACAAGCTTGCCTGCGTCTGTAAGTGCAGGCGTGAACGTCGTGCCAGTCTGTGCGTTGATAAGCACTGTTGCCGTAGCAATTGCGTTGCGGTTAAGCGCGGCAAACTGAGTCGACGACGTGATGTAGAGCTGCGTGTTGTCCCACTCAAGAGCGCCAAGTGCGCGGGTGGACAAAAGATTGTTTGCCGCTGTGCTGAAGCTAATGGGGTTAAGCGTGGTTGAGTTTGTTACAAATGTTTGCCGCCCATTAAATGTGTTGGCAGCGGTAACTGCATTGCTGTTTCTAGAAGAGACAAGAGGTGCAGTTATTGCAGTTGTTCCAACTGTAATGTCTGTTTTTGTTGTGGTTGTTGGACCAATAGCAGCTCTTACAGTTCCTGCGCTTCCATTGCCATATTTAATAACACATATGGTGTTGTTTTTTACGGTTCCAGAAAACCATGATGGGCGCGTTAATACTGTTGCAACACTTGCAGTTCCAACTGTTGTAATAACCCATGGGCCATTTGCTACAGTGTTAGGGGTTGAAGCGGCTGTCTGTCCACCAACAAAAACCGTATCACCCACAGTCGGCGAGACACCTTCAATGACAAGCGCAACAGGAGTATTGTAAGTTAATACGTTGATTCCAGACGTTGTCATCGCGCCTGCAATTGCGCCACTAATATAGTAATCCACCTGCTGGAATCCACCCATTGCAATCCGAGCGTCTTCCTGCGTAATAGCCCCAGTGCCACCAAGCTCGATACCCAGCGGAGCAGCCGTCGTAAGCGCAGGTTGGTAAGCAGACAACTGATCCGTTGTCGCTAGTCCACTCAGCGATGCCGAGGTGATCCCACCAAGGTTGCTCAGTGCCGATGGTGCGTCAGTTGCACCCGTGCCGCCGTTGGAGATGTCCAGCGTACCAGTCAGGTTGAACGTGCCGTTGTCAGTGATCGCGCTCGTTGGCGTGAAGGACAGGCCGGACACTTGGCTTGTCATCGCGATGCTCGTCACCGTACCCAGACCAGCCAAGGAAGCCGTCTCAAGTGCGCTAATGCGACCGTAAGCGTCAACGCTAATGACTGGCACCGCTGCGCTGGAACCTACGTTGGTCAACACACCTGGACCAGCAGTCTCAAGAGCAATGATGCCGTCTGTCGTGATGGTGCCACCTGTAAGCCCCGTGCCGGCTGTGATGGCCGTTACAGTGCCGGATGTGCCTGCTGGGATAGCCTCCGTCGTGAGTGCCGTGATTTGACCGTAGATGTTGGTCGTAATGACAGGCACAACCGAGGATGATCCTGCCGTGATAGCAGCGATCCCGGTGGTAGCAAGCGCAAGCGTGCGACTCGTTGAAAGATCTCCGCCACCGGTCAAGCCGTCTCCGGCAAGAACGCTCACCTGACCCATCTGAATCTTGTTCAGTGCCAGGGGCGCGGCAGTCGAGACGTCCGAGTCAGTAATGAGCGACGCTGGGTTCTGCGGAACGCCGTTAATGACCTTCACCACACCCGTGCCACCCACGGATGGGATCGTCGTGTGAACGTGCGAAGGAGTGCTGTCACCGAAATCGACGGTAACCGTGTGGCCAGAACCAGTCGCTTGAGCTTCAATGACGATGTACAGACGATCTGAGGCCGTGATGTCCGTTTGTGGGATAACCAGCGAAATAGCCGTCTGCACGCTTGTGCCGTTGTTGCTAACGATAGCACTGCCAGACGTAGCGATAGCCGTAGACGTTGTGCCGTCCCATTTGTTTACAATTACACGCAGCGAGGTAGGTGCATTTACGTTCGCTGTGCCCCGGCACCAGACGTTGAAGTCAAACAATCCCGCTGGCAAAAACTCAAGATTTGGGTCCAGCGTGTCCGAGACAAACCCAGCAATCTCAGTCCACACGCCAGTGGTTAGCGTGCCACTAGTGACGCTTGTCTGCGCAACTTCAGCGGTACGCCCAAGTTCTTTTGACCCACTAGGAGCAGGCGCATCCGGGTTTGTGCCGTAATTGAAGTAGAACAGCACTCCACCGCCGCCAGACCCGCCAGCAGCAGGAGCTGTAGCCGTCCATGCAGATCCGTCCCATGTCAACACTTGTCCGCTTGCTGGCGCACTAGAGGATAGCGCATACCCCTGAATCTTCGCCACCGTTGGGTTCGGGTAGTTGCCAGATAGATCTCCGCCAGCAGCAGCCGTAGCAGACAACGCCCCGAGATTAGACAACGCAGCGACCGCAGTCGTTGCTCCTGTGCCACCCTGCGAAAGCGCCAGGGGCGCGGCAGATGTCAACGCAGGTTGAAGCGCGTCAAGCTGAGTTGTAGTTGCGTAGCCACTAAGCTGTTCAGTTGTGGCAAAACCAGACAACTGTGATGTGAAAGCGATTCCTTGAATCTGCGAAGTAGTCGCGTAGCCACCGAGTTGTGAAGTGGTCGCAAAGCCAGTGATCTGGGCTGTCGTAAGCGCGTTCTGGTTGTTGTTGACAAGAGATACAGAAATGTCACTTGAGCCAACGGCGATGGCTCCATTTGTGGGCTTGCCCACATTGTAGATGTATCCAGAACGTGTGTTTCCAGCGCCAACGCTAACTGTAACGCCCTGATAGATCGTGCCGCTAAACCATGTTGGGCGAGTTAAGACTATTCCAGAAACGCCGCTTACGTTCATCGCGGTCACGATCCACGGCCCGTTTTGTTTTAAATCAGCTTGAGCTGTAAAAAGCACCACAACTCCAAGAGAAACAGTTACACCGTCAAGTTGAACGGTATTAGTAGAAGAGTAAGTGAACGTGTTGGGCGTGACGCCAGTGTTTGACGTTCCAGATTGATTTACCAAGGCCGCCAACCCGGTCACATAATGGCCCGTGCCGCCTGTTTGAACCGTGCCATCGTAGAACGAGATCCCTTTGCTATCCACCGAAAGTGCAGCGCCTGTGCCAGACTGCGTAATTGCAACAGCAGGTGCAGTGGAGTTGGCTGTAAACGTAGCAGCGCGACCTGTGCCGTTATTGCTAACCGTAAGCGAGTTTACAGCTCCGCCAACTCCAATTGTTTGGGTTTGGTTAAACGTGTTTTGTTGTGAAAGTCCAGCAACAGTTATCGCCGTACCTGTGGATGGGGAAAACGTCAGCTTGCTCTGGTTGCTGACCCAAACGTCTCCTGCAATCGTACTTGCTGGAGCGGCAACGCCAGCAAGAGCCCCACCAATGTTTGCCTTGGCTTGGTCTGTCGTAGCCGCCATGATAAGGCGACCGTCCATCGTTGATCCAGCTTTCAACACATAAGCATTTAGCTGCTGAGTGTCAAACGCAGGCACTTGAGCGGAAGTGATGCCGCCGAGGTTAGTCAGCGCACTGACCGCGTCGGTTGCCCCGGTTCCGCCGTTACTGATAGCGATGACATCACTGGTTGCAAACGCCCCGATGCTTGCTGGTGTGATCGCAGCGATCTGCGCGGAAGCGAGTGCTTCAACCTGC